TACCTGACTAACTTTAGAAATATTATGACTGGAAGGAATATTATAGATCCAGTTATTGAATTGTGGTTGTTGTCCTAAGTCTTTACCGAATGAAAGCAATTTAAGACTGTCACCAATCTGCATATTGGTGGATTGACTTGCATCTGCATCATCAATGACGTTTACAAGTCTAAATTGCATTATAGATGTTTGACCAAAACCAGCATAAGCATATGCAAGCTTATTTTCAAGAATATCTGCACCAAATATTAAGTCAGTAGAGATTCCAGAAACGCCTAGGAACTGATTAATAGTTTTATCGTTATAACTGACGTTTAGGAAGTTAGCACCCTTTGTAGGTCTTACAAGAAGAGTTCCAGACTGTCCAAACCCAACCGTAGAGTCAACTACAATCGTACTTGACGCAGCACCAATGACCTCAAGTGTTTTTGTCTTACCAGGCACTTGGAAAGTACCATCAAATGACGTAGCATCCAATGATAACTCATAAAAGTCAACTTGATTAATTGGTCTATACTCTACATTATAGATTGAAGCACTTACAGTACCAATTTCGGCAATATCTTGGAATAAGAAGTTACCAATAGATTCCAATGGTTGTCCACCAAAAAGGTTTTCAACTAAAACGTGTTTGGTTTTGAAATATACGTTTGCAGACGGAGTTATAGTGCTGTCAATCGGTTTGAGGAGTTCAATATCCTCACCGTATAGAAGTTTAAAGAGAATCTGGTATGAAGAGTCAGTTCCCTTCGACATGTAAAAGTCTTTTGCCCTAGTAAGGATGTTGGTAACAGATGTACCAGTAATAAAGTTCCTGTTTTCAAATCCAGGCAAAAATTCAGTCTTGAATTTTGAAAAGAATGTCTGTAAGAATAGATTACTTAAATTTAAGACTACAGATCCACTTGGATGTGCAGTTGCAACTGTTTCACTGAACTGTAGAAACTCGGCATCATCATCTTTTGATATTTGATCGATACCACTGAATCCTCTAGCACAATCAACAAAGGATGTAGCAGTTTTGGACTTGTAAGTTATGATTTCGTTTTCAATCTTCAACAAACCGTAACTGTCTGGCCAACCAACTGTTGAAGTAACTTCAATTACGCTATCACCAGCAAAACAAGATTCGGAAAGAGTTGTAGACGGTATTAAAGTCTCATTATTGAAGGCACTAATCTGTCTGTACTCAGCAAGGTTGTTTGCCAAGTCAACTATACCTGATTGATGTTCCTGAGATTGATAATACTGATCTAGGAAGGCCTGAAACAGTGCAGACTCTTCGTTAATGAACTCAGGAATCTGAGACTCAACTAAATGAGATATCTTTACTCTTTTAATATCTGTCATTTATCTTGTGTAGATTGATTCGCTAGCGTAACTAGATGTTGTGACGTAGGCAGTAGCAGATGTATTCTCACCAGAGGATACAACGTCAGGAAGTGCATTAACAGAACTATTGGTAACGTCTAACTGTAGATAAAGATCTTTAAGAGCGATAACATCATTAGATTGAGGAATTGCCTCAACTTGTATTTGACCATTCGCTAAAGAAGTACCTGTTATATTTACCACATCAAGATTAATCTCTCCGTGAATGTAATCGACTGTGCCAGCATCATTTTTAACGATTAAAGGTAGGTTGTTTTCAAGTTTAAAGAAAATGATCTTACCCATATTAGATCCAGCGGTAGGAATATCGCCCATGTAAACGGTTCCAGAGATATTACTTACGTTAAATCCTGTGGAACGTATTCCATAACCATTACGTTGTTTGAAAAACGCATTTCCGTAACAAAGTTCATAAGTTGCAAAAGTATTGATCTCAGGAGTGATGTCCCTTCTCATTTTTACCTTTGTAATGTTAGAAGTAACACCTCTTGCAGAGTCATCAACCAAACTGACAATTTTAGAGTACTTAAATCTGCCTCCAAAAGCATTAATGTCAGATGATTGAGAATATGATGTCAAAGCCTTAGTAACAGAAGTCACCAATTCAGCAGAATCCGAAATTGCGTTAGTGTTGTAGTAAACAGAAGTATCGACTTCAACATAAAGATATTTAAGATCAATAATTTCTGGTTTGATACCAGCAATCGAATATTGCTTGAGTTGTCTGGAAATATCGTCCTTTGTAATCTGTGAAAGGAAAGAACCGTTCTTCGGTTTGATGGAAATAAACACTTTTCCATACTCAGGTGGATCAAGTTCCTCTCCACCGTAGGAGGTCACAGATTCAACGTTAGGATATACAAATGGAATTATACCTGTGTAGTCATTTGCCGTTACTGCACGGTATTGTGAGGAGTATATACGAGGTGCTAGGTATTTGATAGAACTAATGTCTTCAATATCGTCACCATCAGCTGCTGCCTGTGAAGTTCTGACAACTGAGATGCCTGATGTGACTGATTGACCCTGATCATCCTCCAAAACTCCAACAAATGAGAATCTTCTAGCCTCATTTCCGAGTTTTCCATTTGAAACGATGTAATTTACGGTAACTGTAGCTCCAGCTGGAGGTTTTTTTCCTAAAATACCGTCTCCAAAGAGAATTTCATACTGTTCATCCTCAATTTCTTGGATTAAGAAGAGTTTTGACGTAGCATCAACTCTTAAAATGTTATCATACAGTGTATAAATCTCTTTTGTCGTAGATTCGACGATAACACGAATGGAAGTTGAGTCAATATTTGCGTTTGGGAGAATAAAACGTTGATTTGGCTGAGAATAATCAATCTGAAAAGTTTTTTGAAGGTAAATTCCTTCGTAAATGTTTAAATTGTTGAATCTAGCGACATTAGTTTCGTCTGTTGTTGCAACAAAGTCGTCTGGAATTGAAAAAATGTAAGATCCGCCCTGTTGAGCACCCAAAGCAACCTGTCCAGCCTTCAAAGTAACGATTCTAGTTTCATTATCACCCATGTTTACTGAGAAATTAATGACTGCCCTAGCAGATCTAGTTGATCTGGGTACATATCCAATGTTTCTAGCAAGTGAAACAACGTTTTCTCTTAAAGTTGCACTGTCAAGGAAGCACTCATTGACTGCCATGTTGGTATTATAGGCAGTAATGTAACTATTGTACGCTAAAAGATCAATTAGAATCGAAAAGTTAGATCCTTCAAAGTCAAAATCTGAAAAATCACTGTTCGCTCGAAGATAATCTTTGATTTGAGCTCGAAGATCAGCGAAGTCTAGGTTTGTAAATTGATTGAAAGACATTATATTCTAGTTGATTGGAGGATAAAGTCTACATTTTGTCTTGGAAGGGTTAATCCAACGATGTCATACTTAATAGTTACATTCAAATCATTAGTATCATAAGGAAAAGCTATTTTAATACTCACTTGTGCGATTCTAGGTTCAAAGTTTTCTAGTAAGAGGTATATGTCATCCTCTAAACTGTAGGCCATGGCCTCATTAGGTGTCTCAAACAGAGCATTTGTGATGTCACTTCCCAAACGTGGAGCGAAAAACCTTTCTCCAAGCTTAGTTCTTACCAAATTTTCAACAGACCGCTTGATTGCATCCTCATTTCCCAAGGCTCCAATGTCATCTGTGACAGGATGCCTTGCAAAACTAAGACTAATATCCCGAAAATACCTTTTCTGGACTAACGCTCTATCGATTTTTGACATTATTCACTTAGATTTTGTTTTCTTTTCTTATCATTAGCGTCGTCGCCAACAACTTCACGCAACATATCGTCCGATTCCTCTGGTTTTTCGATAAAACCATCATCGGGAACTGTAAATTGAGTGTTTTTTAACTTCATCATGGACAAAATTATTATCATTATGTATTTAGACACAAAAAAAGACCCTTTTTGAGGGTCTGTAAAAGAATTTTGAATGAATTTTAGCCAGCAGCTAGTGGAGACTGTTTAGAATTGGAGTTTGCGGCAGCTTTTTTGCGAGCTTGAGCACTCACATCGTACTGACCTTTTACACTGCCACTCTTATAACCAGCGCTTTCTACATTCTTTGGTGACTTTGTAGGATCTGAATCCATAACTACTTACCTTTTTTTCTTTTATTTATCAATTTGAGCCCGTAATCGGTCTGGAGAGATACCCTCTTCAAGGTAAAACTCCAGTCTTTGTTGTGCTTGATCCTTAGTAAGACCTACATCTTGCTTCGGATCGTTTACACACCACCCAGAAGTACCCAATTCAACTACTTTGTACTTTATTTCCATTAGATAATCCTTGTTTTTTCGTGTCCAACGCGAATTTTAGGATCAATCCAGATCTCCATACCCGCTTCTTTTGCATCTAAGCAGAATGAAACGTCCTCTCCGCACATATCTTGGACTTCACCTGAGTCAAAGACTTGCATTTTAGGTGCAAACCAAGGATACTTCATGTCCTTATGCTCAAATACACCGTTCTTGATAAGCAACCAACCGAATCCAGTGTAGTCAACTGTGAAAGGCTTGCGTCTACGAGAGATAGATTCAATGGTTTCATGATTCATAACCCCACCATTCTTGGCAAAGTCCTCTTCTTCCAACCAATGTGCGACTGAAGTAGTCTTTCCATCCTCTGTGCAATACCAACCGCCAGCAATATCTTTCTGCATCCAAACCAAACGATAGAACTTCTCTGTATCAAAGACGATATCAGAGTCAATCCAGAGTTGGTAATCATACTTGAGTTTACCATCCCAAGGAACTTGGTCAGGTCCACGCAATACGTTCGCACCTAGGCACTTGCAACGTGCAAAGTTAACCATAGATGAATAGTCTTGACTGATCTGAATCGAAGATCCATTCTGAACGAGGTCAAAACAAAGTTGAACAAAGTTCTTGAGGAAGATATATGACACGCCTCTGCCTGGCAGACAGAAGACGATCGCTTTTCCTTTTGCTAATGCCTTCGCTTCCTCAAGATTAAAATCATCCTCAACCTTTTTAGTCTTGGGAGCGTTTGCTTTTACTGTAAATCCTTTAGCCATAACTTGTTGTCAGTACATAGTAAGTATACCACGGTCAAATCAATTTGTCCATAGTGTTATATTATATAGTTGTCAATCGGTGACTTCGTTTTTGACAACTCGAATCTCCTCATGACGAAGAGCGTCATCAGGATAGTGTTTGAAATATTCGGTTAAGTAATCCAGTTTATGTTTAATGTCACTCTCAGAAATGTTCTTCATAATCTGGGCTTCACCAATATACACATTATAAGTATTCATCTTCCCATTCT